AAGAGGATAACGATTATAAGTATAGGGAGTATCTTCAGTACCAAAACGTAAAACACCACCTAAAGAATGATCTTCGTCAACAATAACAGGAGCAAGACCAGTAAGACCAAAAGTAACTTCTTGACCTTTTTGAGGAGCAGGAAGAGCAGTACTAAAAACATCTTTAAAACGGTTAACTTTTAAAATAGAAGCAGCTGGATAAAAATTACTACCATTAAAAAGAAAACCAGGCATAAAGACATCATTGTCATTTTTACTGAAGTAAATGATAGAATCATAGTTCTCATCTCGATACCAATCATTATAAACTTGAAATACGCCACGAAGAGGTAAAAGATCAACAGTTAGATATTTAGTAACACCAGCACCACCATAATTACCAACAGGAAGCATTAAATGATTAAGAAGAGAACCAGCAGCAACAACAGCCTTAGAACCATTAGCAGACAATTTAATTTGAGGAATTGTATACTGAGTAGTTTGAGTCCAAGGATCATCATTAGCACCTAAAAACTTATCGAAGTTATCCCATAGGATGTGCGATGGTACGAAGAAAAAAGCAAATTCTACATACGCATTATCCATGGTTTGATGAAGAGAAGTCTCTAAACGAGTTAAGGAACTAGTTTTAAGAGAATGAGTCTCCCCAGGGTAGACTGGCTCACAAAAAATTGGGCAGAAGTCACCTGTATTTAGCGTGGTCAAAATTGAGTGACTTAAATCAAAGCGCGTACGTCTTTTAGTAATCGTAGGAGCTTTATTAAAACGAGTTCTAGAATATAAATCCATAATTATTCCTTTCCAGCTTCAGCAGCAGCTTGTTTAGCTACCTCAGCTTTTTGTTTTTCTTCTGCAGCTTTGGCAGCAGCCTCAGCAGCAGCTTTTTCAGTAGCAACTGCATAAGCATTAATGAGCTCACCAGCTGAACCATCAAGAACAGCACTGAAGAATTGAGAAGGATCATTACTGAATAACTTCTTAATATCATCAGGAAGCTTATCATAATTAGCTTTTGCTTGAGAGTTCATCTTTTCAATAGCAACAATATCATTAATGTCTTTAGGGAGAATAGTAGAATCACCATAAAAACCTTGCCTAACATTAATAACAGATTCATCACCAGCCTGAAGTTTACTGATGATAGTCACAATATCAGTAGAGCCCTTAGATGCTTGAATATAAGCATTAAGATCAGTTTTTTCACCAGGCTCAGCAATCCTTTCACCAGTAATAGGATCAATAGAAAGTTTAGCACTGATTTTCCACTTATCACCAAGTGGAGTTAAGCAACTTCTTGGAGCACGAGGCTTACAAGAATAAGGGAGAATAATCTCACCTTCTGCATTTATTTTTTCACTAGCCATATAACTTTTCCTTTCTTGGCATCAATAACAGGATGTAAACGAGACAGCTCAGGATCGAGACCACGAATAGGAATAGACAAAGCATCAAGAGCATTAGAGAGATTTTGACACTTAGTCTCTAATTGATTAATTTGAGCATTTTGACCTTTTATGATGTCTTTAAGTTCATCAATACCAGCCTGATCATATTGAACCTCTTCAGGCATAATAGATGCTAAAGCACAAATCTCATGACGAGCATCATCAACAATAGCACCTGTACCAGTATCAAATGAATAAAGGTACATCAAGATAAAATCTTTAGCTTGAGACCTATCAGTCTTAGGATCTTTGAGCATGATCTCAGTAGTCCTTTTAGCACTTTCGTCATTATTAGAGGTGAAAGTACGAACAACCTCCTTGCTTACACCATCGTATAAGCCATAAGTTCTGACTTGCATAGTTAATCCTCACTTTCTTTAATTGCATATTTAATGTCAGATGGAGACATAGTAGCAGCGAGAGCTTTAATCTCACCAACTACACGCTCATATTGCACGCTGTAATAATCTAAACAACGATACAATTCAGTTAATTTGTGAACTTTCCTGTAATCATCAAGATCAGGAATCTTTTCTTTTTCATTCATCGGTAATCCTCACATTTTGATGAATAAAGTCATCAATATAAAGCCTATACATAAAGTTAGGCTGGCCTTTTTTCCAGTAATAGATGTTATTCTTGTGACAGGAGACTTTTTCTACATCTACAACGACAACCTTTTCACATACATTAACACCACGAAACTGGTCATAATGGATAGTCATTACATTCTGATACCACCACGTGATGGAGAAGTCATGACATTGACTTTCTTACCAACCACGGCAGTATGTTTAAAGACTTGTCTATCTTTTCTTTTTGACATTCTTTTTCGCATAGATCATCCTTTCTTTTGAGGGCTACTCAATATATGTTCAACTAAATTAACAACAGCCTTGCGATAAGGTTTAAGAGATGGATGTTTTTCGACAAACTTCTCATAAACATAATCAAGCTTTTCCTTACCATTTCCTGAACCATATTTCATTTCAGCTTCAATAGTAAGATCCACCAAGGAACTAGTAGCAGAATCATCAAAAATCTCAACTTTAGACTTTTTGCGAAACAAAGCCAAAATGACTTGAATAAGAGCAACAATGCCTAAAACGATGAATTGATAATTAGAAACAATAAATTGTTTAATCTCTTCCATAAAACCTCCAATAGCGCATAATTACCATTATGTTATCGTAAATTATTTACTAAAAAACAACTAATAATGAACTAATAGTCGTGAAAGCCTTTATGAGATGCCTATACTATAACGCAGTGTGACTAACTTCCTGGCAGTGGTGATGAAGCCTAACACCGAACCAGCTTCAATTGGCTTTTTGATTGTCACTAAACACAATCAAATAATAGCAGAAATAAAAAAGGGATGCAAGAGGTTAATCTACATCCCTATTAAAAGCTTTAGAACGAGCAACGATAGTATCTTCTTGAATCCGTCTATTATCATTAATCAACTGATTACCAGCAAGAAGAGAACGATTCTTATCAACTGACTCAATAATCTTATTATGCCATGCTTCCTTAACATCAGGTCTTTCAAGAAAGATCTTTTTCTTATACGCTCTTGGAATCATAGAGACAAGAGGTTTCTTATGATCACGAGGCATAACAAGATAAGGATTATCTATCAAATCATCAAAATGACTCTTCAAATAATTAGCACCAATGCCTTGACTCATACGTATATATGGAGGTTCAACACAAAGATCACGAGAATAAACTTTAGAGTTTTTACCTTTTTGCTTCTTAAGAATATAACGACTTACGTAAGCGTTAGTATCCCAACAACAAGGAGCAAGTAATATATTTCCATTTGGCCATATATCTTTGATGAACTGAGAATAAAAATAGAAATCACCAGTCATATTATTCTTCTGTCTAACAATAGAACCATCTTCCTGAGGGAAATAATCAATAAGATCAGGAAGAGGACAATTAAAGAGAATAAGATGCGCGTGAGGCCTCATTGAAGAGTCACCATATTCTTGACAATAGAAGTATTTGAACTTCTCAATTTTACAATGATAACGAAGCTTTTCACGCAAGTCATGTATAAACTTGTCTAAATCAGGTTTATAAATTGTGGCATTACCAGTCTTACCATAATGAATATGATCATCATCGTAAGTCAATGTAAGAAAGTAATTACAATCATATTGCAACGCCTCAAGAGTACAACGAATAGCCCAGTCTCTAGAATAATTAAGCCTACAACTTATACATCCACCACAAGGAACTTCAATAAGCTTGTGAGATATATAATCAGGCAACATTTCAAGAAACCAGGAACGAGACTCTTGCGAAACAAGACGATAAGCTTTATTTTCTTTGTAGTTCACTTTCCAATTTGCTTTTCTAAGGGAATTGATGAGTTGCAAGTTGGCATTTTTTACCTCAGCAACCAACATCAACATAGGATTTGTACAACTCATAATTTACATCCTTTTCTGTGACCTGGCGTTATTAATATCAAGTACGCATAACGCCAGGGCACGCATGTGAGGATCTTATCAACGATTTTTGAACTTCTTACTAAACCATTTCATAAAATCAGAATAGGAATTGAAGTCATAATCGTTTTTAAGCTTTTTGATTTGTTTAGCATTACCAATCAAACGAGAGCCTTCAGATTGATTAGCAAGGAGATTTCTAGCTCTACCAGCAGCAATATACTTATCAGCAACATGCTCACGAGAACCAGCAGAGATATTGGCAGCTTGAATCTTAGCATCAGCAGACTTTTCAGCAGCATCAACTTTAGCATCAACCAATTGAGACATCATCATCATGTGAGTCATAGATTGGAGAGCATTAGAGACACCTGAGAGATCCAAAGATGGAGCTTGAGCATGAGGAGCCTGCATTGCAGTCATAGGAGCACCTTGTCCACCAGTAGCAGTCAAGACAGGATTAAGACCAGCAGCCTTAAGATCAGCCATCTCAATTTGATGAGCATGCTCTAAGTTATATTGATTTTGAGCATTAGTTTTAGCAACAGCGGCCTGATTAGATGCGTTAGTACTTTGCTGACTTGCATAATTAATGCCAGCAGCAGAAGCAGCACCAACAGCAGAGATAATTGAAGCAGCAATTGCAGCAGCACCTGAAATAAACATAATTAGAAACCAAATGTGTTTGGAATAGAATATTTAGCCATCTCACGAGTAGCATAATATTCAAAATAAATATTAGCAGACCATTGGAATGAAGCATTGGAACTTACAGCAATAGTACGATCAACACGAGTAGCATCTTCTTTTAACCAGGAAGCACTGATTTGAGGATATGAATTATAATCGTCACCATAATGCCAAGAATCAAGAGTACCATTAATAGATGGTTGGAAATAACCACTAAAACGATTTTGTCTTTCTTTCAAATGATACCAAGCTTCTTGATAACCAAACACTTCATTAGCGTAACCAACATCAGTATCAGAATCAGTGTCAAGAGCATATGCTTCTTGTTTTAACACTGCTAATTCACCGATATTATCTAACATTGGATCAAAAAGATCATATTTAGATTTATTTCTAAACTTTCTATCAATACCTTGAGAGTAAGATCTAGCAGTACGAATATACATAAAGCCGAGAATCCATCCATATTGAGTAAAAGAACGGACAAAGGATTCACTAGAATCAGCAGTTTTAGAGTGACCAGCATCAGAACCGAGAACGGTAGTACCAGTCTCAGATGTTTGAAGAACTTCCATCATAGAAACAGGGAATCTTTTACCACCTAAGAACTCAGAACGATCTATTTCAAGATCATTAGTTTTAACGCCCCAGGTAGAATAGATTCTTTCTTTCATACGTGTACCACCACGAGCATCACGCTCACTAATAGCTTGAGATGCGATAGCTAATCTTAATTGATTAATAGTAACAGCAGAAGCTTCAGTAAGATCAGCAGCAAGATTAGAACGATTAATTTGATAACGAGTATAATCAGAATCACCATTCATAGTTCCATCAGTAGTAACATTACCGTCAACAGCAGCAGGACTAC